ACTGGAATGAAAATCAACCAGATCAATTTGAACCCAACTGGGATGAAATACCGGAAGAAGTGGTTGAAGTTCAAATGAAAATAGACTGGTTGAAACCGGACACCGGAGATTATTACGAAGATCCGTTTTTAATTAAGATTTATACACGTCCGTTACGCGCTCATCCACACGCAGAGATGATTATGAAATATGCTGAGGTAGCTGCTCGGAGGATTGATCCTTGGGTTGAGTTTGAGATATATAGTGAATCTTTTGATAACTGGATTGCTTTAGAAGTTCCAACCTTTTTTGATTCAGTGCTTAAATATCGCCACATTGGAGAAATAAAATGAAAAACGATTTAATTTGGGTGGCTATTTGCTCATTATTTATTGGTGGATTGGTTGGCTTTATTACAATAGCCACTATGCACCGTCATTATCATGAAGTGATTAAGACATCCATTGGTGAGTTTATTATCCATGACGGTAAGATTTATTCAGTTTACGAAATGGAACGCAATGTTCGTGGCGAAATGGTGACGCGATGACCAAAGACGAATGCTTTAAACGCCTAGAAATGGCGCAAAAAAACAAGAAGGAGCTGAAAAAGATTAAACTTCAGATCCTCAAAGAGATTGAGCAGTTGAAGTTAATGTTAAGAGCATTGGAGGAGGATGATTGTGGCTGAACTAATATTTTTCACGGGAATTTTTGTTTTAATAGTGTGTTTTATGGTGGAGTACGCGCGTGGAGATTGACGACATTGCAGCATTAATATTCTATGTATTAGCACTGATTCTAGCGGGGATATGGCTATGGCATTGATTAAACCAGTTGAGAATGTAACACCAACGCCAACGGCAACAAACTGCCAGCACAAAACATGGCGGCAATATGTCAGCAGAGGCATTAGGGAGTGTGATCGTTGTCATGAAATACGCCCTATTTTTGATTTAAAAATTGAACATCAAAGGTAATTATGAAAAAAAAAGCAATCAGAATGTCTTTAAAAGACATTGATATTTTAAAAGAGAATCTGCGATACGATCCGCAAACTGGCGAGTTCCTTCGTAAGTTTCATCAATCACGCCCAGCCGCTTTTTGCTGGGCAAATAGTAATGCAACAATCAAAGTCACAGGAATTGATTATGTAAAGTATCACAGCGTGTGGAGAGCAGCAGTGTATTTCTCACACGGCTATTATCCAGCGTTTGAGGATTCAATTGTTTTTGTTGATGGTGATAATACAAACTTTAAAATTAACAATTTGCTAGTGGTACACCCAAGCGATGATGAATGCACCATTATGGATTTTGCAATGGAGCATAATTTATCGCCACAAACCGTTAACCACCGCATGAAACATGAAAATCGTTATTCACGCACGATAAGAAATTATACGGTTTATTTTTACAAAAAAGATTTGTTTATGAAAAACTGCGGTGATTTGATTGGCAGACGTGGCAAAGTGATTATTGATGACGAAAAAATTTACAATAAACCAGTGGTTTTAGATGATGTAAAACGCGGTAATAAGTTGATACGCGCATTTTTGAAGACACATTTTTTAATGCCGACACGATGGGAGTTAACTTTATGGGTTTATTAAATGAACGACAACTTGAAGATGCTGAGAATGTTTTAGAAAAGTATGAGGAGAAAAAGAATGGATAACAACCCAACGATATTTCAAGCATGGATTGTGTTGGCGATAGTTGCAATTATCTGTGTGGAAGTAGCAGAAACATCAAAAAACGAAATTCCTAAATGCGAGGTAACAAAATGAAAATTGAAATTAAAAGATTAGACGAAACAGCAGTTATCCCAGAATATGCTACAGAAAAAAGTGCAGCAGTAGATTTGAGAGCTAACATAAATAAAGCCATGACATTGGATCTTGGTGAAACAGTATTGATACCAACAGGACTTGCTATCAATATCTATGAAAGCGAAGTAGCGGCTTTGATTCTGCCGCGCAGTGGTTTAGGTCATAGCTATGGAATCAAGTTAGGAAATAGCGTTGGCTTAATTGATGCTGATTATAATAAAGAATTGTTTGTATCGATCAAAAATACCGGAACAGGTGTTTATAAAATTAATCCCCAAGATCGCATTGCACAGATGATGTTTATTCCCATCATTCATGTTGAGTTTGAAGAAGTTGACGAGTTTTATTTAGAAACTGAGCGTGGTGGCTTTGGAAGTACGGGGAAATAACATGGCTTTATTAACGCAAAAACAACTTGAAGACATCATGTCGAACGTACATGTCTGTGACGAAGACTGGTTTGAAGAATTATTGTTAAAATGGAATGACCGGCAAACAACTCAGCAATTTGAAGTGGATTGGAGTAAAGCTCCAGAAGGTGCAAAAAATGCTGTTTTAGAATTTTGGTGGCTAGATATTAATGGCAATAAAATAGAGGATAAAAAATGGGAAGTCTTAAACAAGCCATGCTAATGGCGTTATTTACTATCATACTTTTTTGTTTAATTTTTAGTTTAGAGATGAATCAATGTTAACTACAACAGCTTATATACTAATCACCACCATTATTTATAACAATAACCTTACGCAAACCGATACAGCATTTGCAGACAAGGCATCATGTGAGAGCGCGGCAGTTAGGCAGGATTTTGTTCTTAAATCTATGACTCATTTAACGAACTGGAACTTAACGTGCCATCCTTATCAGCTTACTGGAGAGAAGAAATGAAACAATGCACAAAGTGTTTAGAAACGCGCAATGATCTTGAGTTTTATTCGTATCGCACGATTATGTATAATCGCAAAAATGATAATTTGCCGCATGACGTTTGCAAAGATTGCTACAACTTGAAAGCTAAACGTAAACAATTAAATAAGCCAGTTTCTGAAATCACTAAATTGTCAAAATTGTTTTTAAGCACACATACGTTGATGCCAGCAAAATGGGGGATGACTTTATGCTAACAGGCGACTCAGTACATGCGCCATTTCATTATAAAGGAGCAGGAATGGAGTGCATAGACGCAATGGCAGCTATGCTTACTCATGCAGAGTTTATCGGTTATCTGCGAGGCAATGTGTTCAAATATTTGTGGCGATACAAAGATAAAAATGGCATCGAGGATCTGCGCAAGGCAAATTGGTATTTGGATCGTTTAATCAAAACAGAAGGTTTTTAATGAAGCAATGGAGTGCCAAAGAACATCCCGAAGAAACCATCTTAGCAATGAATAAACAACGATGCGCTGAGTATATGGAATTGCTAAAATGGTTGGCTGATAATCCAATGGATCCAATTAGCGTAAGCAATCTAGTATTAAGCAGAAGGGAACGATGAAACCAAAGATAAAAAAGGTAGGCAATAAATGGCTTTGCTATACCAATTTTTCAATAGTTGCTTGTGGTGATTCACCAGAGGCAGCATATAACAAATGGGTGAAATTAAATGACGATAAAAGAATGGTTTATTGATTTGTGGGAAGGTATCAGAATTATTTTGTGGTTTTTCTGTGCGCTAACTTTTATAGGATTTATGGTTAGATTATCTTATGAAATAGCTAAGTTTGGCTGGAACCTGTTTTGATTCCAGCCTTAGTAAAAGCGGAAGATTATTTATATTTTTCTTCCGCTTCTTGAGCTTTTTGCAGTTGATACATTTCATTCATTAAAAATTTAGGATCAATTCCGTTAGCCTCAAGACCGGCTTTTATAGCGTTTAATCCTTTTTTACCGTATCTAGTAGCTTGACCAGCTTTAACAGCTCCTTCACCGACAATTCTTGGTGATGACAATGCTAAATCAAGCATAGTCAATGGAACGCCACCTGCTAAATAAGCACCGATTGAAGACATACCTGCTCCGGCTCTTGCTATACCTCTAGGCGCATTAGGAGATAGTGCTTGACCCGATAGCATAGGCAAAACATTTTCTGCTCCATACGGCTCAAGTTCTCTCAATTTATCCATGCGCAATCCGTAAGATGTATTAACGTTGTTTCTTGTTAAGCCTTGCGCTTTATTTGCTTTGGTTTCTTCGCGTGCTGCGGGTGATAAATTAAATGTGCGTTCAATATCATTAGCATCTCTAATTCTTTGCGCTTGATCACGCATTAACCATCCGTAATCATGCGATTGTTTTGCAATTTCATCTTTAATGGCATTTGATACGTTTGATGCCATCATGGTTGATGGGTCTCTTGGATTATTCCAGTCGCCAAGTTCATAAATACCTTGTTTTAAAGCATCAAAACCGGTGACATTTTTAAAATCTTTTCCTGGTAAACCTCTCAAAGATTGCATTGGTGTTGGCAGTTGCTCATCTTTCCATCTTTGAATAGCATCTGAAATAGCATCGCGTTGTGATTGTAAATTAGGATTTTTATCAAATCCTTCATATTTTTTAATATTTAACGCACCACGCGCGGCTTGTTCAACTGGAATAAAATCTAAAGGATGATAGCGATCAAATAATTTTTGAAAACTTTCATTTCCTCGAATTTGATTCATCCCTGCTTGATAATCTTGTGAGGTTTTATTCCTCATGTTTTTAAGTGATTGCGTTAAAACATCAACTGGCTCCATAATGTCAGCATTATCACGCATGTGACGTGTTAACGCTTCTAATGGCTCACCGCCTTCATAACCAGCTTGAAACGCTTCTTTAATCGGAACATCACCAACACCCGTTGTTTTTCCAAGTGTAGCAGCGGCAAAGTTTCCTACTGGTTTTGCGGCACGCTCTAATAAAGTTATTGGTGCAGAGGTTGGATCAAATTCTGACGCTACATCTAATACACGTTGCACTCTGTTAGGAACACTTCCTTTTGCAATCAATCTTGTTGGTTGTAGCACCGACATTAAATCAGCCGCAACACCAACAGGATCTTTTGCTAACGATTCTTTCCAAGCATCTTCACTGCCAAATCTATCTTGAAAATAACGACCCACAGCTAATAATTTTTCTGGATTTTTAGTTGTTTCTGGATTGATTTTATACATCAAATCAATAGCAGATTTTGGCAATACTTTTTGAATAGCAGCGTTGCCTAAATCTAAAGCTGCTTGCGCTGTGTCAATTGGATGAAAAAACGGTTGAACAGTATCTTCGACAACGC